TTTTAACATTAGGTATTACAGCATTGGTCCACATTGCTTTGTTAGCTTCTTTGTAGTTGCTGTATGTGTTACTTTGGAAGTCACCGAATAACTGACTAGGTAAGTTCAAAGCCCTACATACTGACCTTACATGAGGTATCTGTGATTCTATCAACTTCAAGTCATTTGAATCCATACCTAACTGTGTGAAGTCAACCGCTTGTTCTACAACCTCAACTTTATTGAACTTGTCAGCACCTCCCGTAATACCAACAAAAGCTTTTCTTACTACTTCCATTACAGAATTACTAAAACCCAATGCGCCAGCGTCACCGCTTGCAGCCTTTGGGCTTATTAGTCCAGCAATACCTCTATTCTTTAGCATTGCACCCTCTGCCGTTGCTCTATTGTTTGAAGCTTTTACCACTTCCCAAACTGATTGTATTGGGCTAAGTCCTGATTGCTGCGCTTGTATTTGTGAAGGGTCGTAATACTCTAGTATTATCAATTCTTCTGTGAAGTACTTATGTATTCTAGTATTATCACTGAACTTGTAGTAAGGTACATCTTCAAAGTATGAAACGTTTTCCATTGATGGTTCAACCTCTTGAGTAGGTAGTACCCAAAGTTCATTCGTTTCAAAGCCTACCATTTCAGACTTCTTGAGCGTATACGATTTGCCATGTAAGAACAAGTTTACGAATAACTGATACATTGCTTCATTCTTCCCTTGCTTACTGTTCCACTCATTGAAGAACATTTGATAAATAGGGTCTTGCATTGGCACTACATCTTCCCCGTTCATTAACTTTAAAGGCGTGGTTGCACAAGCGTGGGCAAGTGCTGAAACACAAGCGTAAACTAATTCATTGCCTAAAAAACCTTCCTTAACTATTTCGTCAGCTGTTACCCTCTTATAGTTGTACGCACTGTTCACGTTCCAAAATTGTGGGGTGTTTGTTTTATTCGTAAATATGTTCATGACTATAAAAGTAAGATATTTTTTTAAGAATTTTTGTACCTATAAAATTTTTCCGTATACCGTATACTGTCACAAATGTGATTCCAATCGTCTATTGGTACTTCTCCTTTTTTATCTAACCATACGTAATTGTTGAGTTCTGCAATAAGATTCTTACTTGATTCAGTCACTACAATATCCCAATTTTGAAGGTGTCTAATACCTATAACAACTTTTTCTTTACCTAACCCCATAATGTTAAACCCTGAATTTTTTATACCTCGTATTTGTGTAGGGTCTGCACTGTCTGCAAGTATTACACTGTCTTTGTTTGGTATCTTTGTTTCAAGTAGTTTGATTATTTCATTGGGGCTAAGGTTACTTTTATGTATTTCTTCATGTGCATAAAGTTTCATTGTCTTAGCGTCAAAGGCAACCTTTACAAGCACAAAAGGATGTTTAAATCCGAAGTCCATGCCGTAAAGAACAGGCAATGTTTCATCAAATTCGCCCACCTGCCAGTTGTTAAATATCGCACCCTCAACAACTCCGTTCTTTCCTAAGCCGTACACACGCCACCAGTTAAACCAATGCCCTTGAACATCTTTTGCTAGTTCTTCATCATGTTTCCTTTTACCCTCTTTAAATTCTGTTACTTGTGAGGTTGTAAGGTTGTCTAGGTTGTCAAGAAAGGTACTTGTTAAAGTTATTGCGTTGTCCCTTGTGCTAATCCCTTCCGTATCTACCCAAAATTCAATGCTAGGGTTATAATCAATGAATACCGTTTCAGTGGTTCGTTGGATAAGTTGATGCACTACTTTCCACTTCATTAAGTTACCCTCGTTTATGAATAGGATATGCTTTTGCCCTCCTAATGCACGACCAGCTTTATCAATACCAATAAATCGAATGATACTGTTACCAATGGTGTATGTGTAAGGGTTTTTAAGCCGTACTTGGTCTAAATCTTCCCCCTCGTTTTGTATGATGTCCTCAAAGTCAGTTATTGCACCGTCTCGTAAGTGTGGTGTGCTGTAAGAAACTACGTGAATGATTCGCTTTTTAGGTGCGTCTTTAGCTATGATGTAAAGAAGCTGTAAAGTGCTGTAAGTTTTGCTTGAATTGTGGACCAAGTGACCAGTGTCAAGAAAGTAGTTTTTGTTACCACTTACCGAAATATCATAAGAAACAGGTATGTTTATTTCTTCAACCTTTGCAATTTCATCTAAACGTATTTCCATACATTGCGCCTTCTTGAAAGAATATCTTTTAAATGTGATTCAGAAATGCCGTACTTTTCCGCTAAAGCTTTACGACCGTATTTTTCCCCTTTTTTGAATTGTGCATAATAGTCACGTATTTCTTTTACTTGTGATTCTGTGATCTTACTATTTCCGTTCTTGCTCCCGTGTTTGATTTCCCAAAGACCAGTTTTTACTGCTCGTTTGCAATTCTCGGACCTAGTAACATACTCTAAGTTACTGATAGTGTTGTTTTGCTTATTACCGTCTATGTGGTCCACTGTTAATTCTTGCGGTCTTGGACCAAAGAAAGCACGTGTTACAAAGTAATGAACAGGCTTTGAAGAATAAGTGCCGTCGTCTTTTTGTAGCATAGTTTGTGGATAGCCTCTAGGGTTGATTGCTGGCTTTAAAACTTTTGTTTTTCCAGTTCGCTTGTAATTGTTGGACCTTAGCAAACCTGTGTTACTCGCTTCGTACCTGCTAAAATCAGGTATTGTTTTCCATTCTATCATGGTGTAAAGATACGATATGTTTTAGAGAAACCCACCCTCCTTTGTAATAAAACTTATGATCTTCACTTGCTTCAATGGTCCGACCGTCTTTTAATGTGATTCGTAAAGACTTTTTTTCGTTAGTGTTTTTAAACAGGTCCAATACTGGTTTTAGTTCTGTTTGCTTTGTTTCCTCATTATAGGACCTAACAACATCACCTTTCTTTATGTCTTTTATTGGTTTAGGTCCATTAGTGGTCCACACCTTTTGATTAGGTGCAAAGCATCTTGAACCCCCCTTATTAATGATAAACCGAAAGCCGTCACGATAAGCTTTCATTGTTTGCTTGAAAGTATTGCTTATTCTCATGCAATAAAGATACAAAATAAAAAAGGGAGCAGAACAAATCCACTCCCAGCCTATTTAAAGATCAATTTCCCTTGACCGGGGGTAAGAACGGTTTTTAATGTTAAAACAACCTCAAGTCCTCCAAGTGGAATAATGCTGTGGACTCGAACCACTTCAGCTACACACTTAAAAAGCTTTCACTTGTAAACCCTTCCTAGACATTACCTAACTTTAAAGCTAACACTCTTGGAAGTGTTGTGATGTTTCTAAGGGACTACGACACCCTAAGCAACCTTCTTTATAGAATCCATCACTAGCTTATCCATTAGCTTGAGGCTGTTTGTTTTAAATATCCCTGTCAATATTTAACTCATCTAAAAGCTTGTAAACTTCTAACTCTGCAAGCATTTTGTTTCTTAATTCACAAATAGCTTCAATCGCTTCTTTGCTCTCAATTGTAAATTCAACTTGAATTTTGGAGTTTTTCATCTTATCTAATTTTAGTTATTTACTTAATCTTAAAATACACTTTCAACAATTCCTCGTGGTGTTTTAGGAAGTGTTCGGCCATTTCTTTTTTGGGGAAGGATAGTTCTTCGTATTTTAACGAATGATAATCAACAATAACTTTGTTATAATGACGCTCAACGCAATATTTATTTACGTTGTTATCGAAGCTCCAATCCGCATCCCAATCCCCAATATAAGCCTTTCTAAGCTGTAATAGTTGGGCTTCGGCTAAAGAGGAATCAGCGTCTTGTTTGGTGGGGAACATGTTTTTATTATGCTCTTTTCTGTTAAGGACTGGAGGATGGCAAACACTTGAATCTCGTAATGTAAAATACCCTCCTATATCTTTCAAATCCTCCCAACTCGTAGGCCATTTTTTCTCTACCTTTTTAAACACTACCAAACCTTTTGTAAGGTCTGACTTTTCTTGGTCTATTTCGTGACCTTGTGGAATTTCAATCTCTAGTTTTTCCATAATATCATTTATTGGTTTATACTTACAAGTATACAACAAAGTATATTATAAAACAAGAGAAAAAGTAATTATTCTTTATCCTGCTTTAATTCTTCGATAAAGTCTTTGATTTCGTCAGCTGTGTTTTTATCGCTTACAACGAATTGTGTTTCAACTGTTTCGGTCTTTTGGTTTACGTCACTTTGTACTCTATCAGTCCAGCCGTGATTGCTCTTTAGGTTCATGATACCAGCACCAACATTAATATTTTCATTTTTAATGTTCGAAAAACAGTTAGTTTCGCAGTTCCTTTTTAATTTGTTCTTTTGCTTCTTTAGTTCAGGGAATTTATCACAAATGTAATCAAACACATCAATGTAAGTATCTAGCTTTTTAGCTACTTCACCGATAAAATCAAAGCTTTCACTTTTAGACAATTCAACCGCATCATTCATTAACTTGCTTGCCCTTTCAAACGTCCACTTCTCGGCATTGGTGTTGCCCTCCATGCTTTTACTTATTTTCTCGTTTTTATCCATGTGGTAAATATACGAAATATTGCTCAATTCAATTCCGCCCAATCAGTAACCGCATAAAACCCGTGAAAGTCAACGATCAAAAGGCAGTCACAAAGTTGTTCAAGTATGTCCTTTGCTTTCTCTTGGCTTATTTCAAGTTCATTGCTTACTTGGTTTACGGTCACAGTGTTTGAACTTTGAACAATCCCAATACATTCCGCAATTAGTTCTTTATCTAGCATAGAGCAATAAATATAGCAATACTATCCCAAACTCAACAAACGTTAATACTTCAATTGCTCCTGTGGCTGTGTTCATACTCTCGGCTTTGGTTAATTATCTGTTAAAAAACACCTTTTCAATTGCCTAATGCCTTATTTTATACCCTTGTAAATAATTAGCTTTGTAATATGCAAGAAAACTATCCCGATATTGATATTGCTTTAGGGCATAACGTTTAAGGCTTTTCGTTAATTTCCTTAATTGCCTGTGCGTATATTTTCGGCTGCGTTTCTTTTATCCTTTCAGGTGTAATACATTCCATACAGTAAGCACTTCCTTCGTGGTTAATATCTACCACCACTGTATTCTCGTAGCAGTCAGAACAAGGCTCAAGTTTTAATTTATCTTCACTCATGGTAATTTGTTTATTGGTTTATTCAAATCTACATTAAAATACATTAAGAAACAACTATTTTTTTAAAATCTTCTAAACTTCTGACAACATAATATTCAAAATTTAAAGCTTTTACCTTGTGTTCAAAGTCTATTTGGTTCTTTTGCTGTTTCCCTGTTGGTAATTTAAGTTCAATAAATATTATTCTGCTTGGTTGTATTATTATTAAATCAGAAACACCAGCCACCAAGCCAGTAGCCTTAAATCGTGCCGCTTCGCTCTTTGATCTGTGGCCACCATTAGGAACGGAAAATATAACGTGTCTAGGATTATTTAATTTTGTGCAATAAGTGTTATGATACCACTTATAAATCTGTGCTTGTAGAATATCTTCGCTCAATTTGTTTTATTGTTTCGTTAGTAAATGAATTAATTGTCCTTGCTCTGTTTCCTTGTAAATTACTTTTTTGGATTGCGAAATAGTAAGGAAGTATGAAGTTTTTAGTTTTCCCGTACAATTGATATTTTTCTTTTGATTCTTTCACAACTTCAAAAGGTACGTTTTCAAACATTTGGGAAACATAGTTGTAAACTATTTTTCTCGCTTGTAGTATGTTTAAATTTTTCTTTTCGCAGTATTCAACTATTTTTTCAGGGCTTGGAATAACTGGCTTTCCTTGCCTTGTTGGAAGTCCTATAACACTAGCACCAGGAACGTTGTAATCTCTTTCAGCACCGCAAACCTCACATTTTAAAGAGTTAGCAGCTATAATACTTTCGCACTCTGTACAAGTTCTTACTGCCGCTGGTTGAGGTGCGCCAATTTCTTTAGTTGCCTTATTGTAAAACAATCCTTTCCATTCTCTTTCATCACTCCATTTGCCAAAATCTTCGTTGTTGTTGCCCATGTCTATCACTCTAAAACTAGGTTTAAAAATTTTATCTGTTATACGTCCACCACGCCCAACCATTTGAAGGAATAAGTTTACTGATTTTGTTTTTTTGTTTAGGAATATACATTCAACATCAGTGCAATCGAAACCAGTTGTAAACACTTGAACGTTTAATAAAACTGCATCAGGTGTACTTTTAAACCATTTAATTAGCTCTTTTCTGTTTTCGCTTTTATTGGTGCTGTCATACATTCTAACATTGCAACCCCTTTCTAACATAGCTTCATAAAGTTTTTTATTTACTAATGTATTAGGGTTAAAAATGATTGTTTTTTTATTAGCTGCGAGTTGTTGATAAGTTTGCAAGGTGTTCAAAATTGCTTGATCTGAACCGAAAACTAA